ATGAGTAAAAATGGATCGGAGTGCCTGCAGTGGGCGCGCTCCGAGAGCGGTCCTGCTTCGCAGCAGCCCAAGCTGGTTAGCCTTTTTTGCGGGGCTGGTGGATTGGACCTGGGGTTCATTGATGCTGGGTTTGATGTTGCTTTCGCTGCTGATCACGATCGCTACGCTGTGGAGACCTATAATCATAACCATCCAGGGCAAAGGGCTTCGAAGGTCGATTTGCTGGAGACGTCACCTGAAGAGCTCTACAGGCGCTCCGTGCTTGAGCCCGGCTTTGAGGGCGCTATCCACGGCATTATTGGTGGGCCTCCCTGCCAAGGCTTTTCAAGAGCTAATACGGGCAGGTGTCATAGTGATCCCAGAAATCAGCTCGCCGTTAAGTATGCGGAAATCGTTAATTACTTCTATAAGAAATCAAAGATAAAATTCTTTTTGTTTGAGAATGTTCCTGAAATTTTGGCGAAGAAGAATGTAGATTTTTTGGAAATGCTTCGTGCAAGCCTTTCAAAAAATTTTATTATATATGAGGAGGAAATCAACTCATCAGGCTTTGGTGTTGCTCAGCATCGCAAGAGGTATTTTATTGCGGGGATTAGCAAGGATGTAAAAAAGACAGGGATATTCACTTTTCCTGAGGCGAAAGTTAAAACATTCAGGACTGTAGAGGACGAGATATTTGGTTTTCCGCAACCAGTTTACTACAGCCGTGAAAATATTAGCGATGCTATACCATTCCATCCTAATCACTGGACGATGAAGCCAAAGTCAAAACGATTCTTGACGGGAGAAATGCCCGCTGGTGGGCGCTCATTCATTAAGCTAGATTGGAAAAGGCCCAGTCGGACGGTTGCTTACGGTAACAGGGAGATTCACGTCCATCCCGACGGACATCGTAGGTTGAGCATTTATGAGGCTATGAAGCTGCAGGGGTTCCCAGATAGCTATAGACTGATGGGGACTTTGAGTGCCCAAGTGAAGCAAATTTCTAACGCGGTGCCTCCGCCTGTGGCAGCAGCACTGGCCAAGTGTTTTAAAGAGTTCCTTTTTTAAAGGGGAGATACATGGACGTTTCATTAGATGCAGTTGACGCTACCGATGACTCAGAAGCGCTCATCAATGAGAAGCTGGATGAAGCGATTGGTAGCGGTGGCACTGTAAAGGCCAGACTCATGACCGATGAGCGGGTTTTTGCGCGCATCACGGATGGGATTTATCGTGATCCGGCTTCTGCTCTTCGTGAGCTAATCGCCAATGGATATGATGCCGACGCGACAGAAGTAAGAGTTGAAACTGATTTTCCACGGTTCTCTAAAATATCCGTACGTGACAATGGTCGTGGGCTCACCAAGGAAACATTGGCTCACGTGATTTGCCATATAGGCGGAAGCTTAAAGCGCACCAAGCAAGGGCAAGCCCACCAGATCTCGAGTGAGGAAGATCCTTCTAAAAGTAAAGCAGGTCGTCCCCTTATCGGTAAGCTGGGTATTGGTTTGTTCTCCGTCTCCCAGATCACTCATCATGTCGTTATTATTTCAAAAGTTAAAGGAAGTAATAAGAGGATATACTGTGATATCTTGCTGATGCCTCAGTCTGAAGCCCTTCTGGAAAAAGAGGAAGGTCAGCAGTTTGTTACTGGCGAGGTTCACATTAAGTTTGTCGATGCGGATGATGTTGACTCGCATGGGACCGAAATTTTGCTCCTTGATCTGCGTGATCATGTTAAGGAATCGCTACTTTCCAAGATGACTTGGGATGCGTTACGAGAAAAGCACGAGCTGGAAAACGACGTATCCAAAGAAGATGAAGCAAAGGTCGAGGCAGAGCTCGCAGTTGCCTTCGAAGATGATGGTTTTGAAGGTGGTATCAATATCCGTGAGCCACTTTTCCATATTGGTGAAATTGATGTTGTACATGGGCTAGTTCGTAAGCCTTCTGTTCTACCATGGGACAACAATACACCTGCGGATGAGAAGTTTCGTGCCTTGGTGGATAAGCTGTCATCATCGTTAAATGAGACAGATCGATCCAGTAAAGGGCCCAGTACTCAAGAGCATCTTGATTATTATTTAAGGATGCTGTGGGTGTTGAGCCTCTCTCTGCCGCTGCCATATCTTAAGAAGCACCCTTTTGATATTGATGGTAACGACGGAGCATCAATTTTCCAAATTGATAACAAACGCCGCGGTGCTGCGGTAGATGTGATGCTTGAGGGCGATCAGACTATAGCGCAACGCTATAAGTTAAAGTCTAGAGAGTCCCACTCCCTTGAATTCAATGTGTACGTCGATGGTGTTCGCCTCTATCGCCCCCTGAGCTATGGTAAGTTTAAGCCTCTTGATCATGCGGTGAGTCAGCCGTTAGTGTTTGTAGGTAGAGCCAAGCCTGATTTGAGTGAGATACCCGAACAGTATCGTGGTGGGGAGTTAGAGTTTGAGGCATATCTTTACTGGACAAAAAAGGTTGTCCCCAAAGAACATAATGGCGTGCTTATAAGGATTAATGGTGCTAGCGGAACTTTGTTTGATGAAAGCTTCTTAAAGTATCAGGTTTCCGAACTGACACGGTTGCGGCAAATCTCTGCAGAGATTTTTGTGATCAAAGGTTTGGATGCTGCTCTCAATATCGACAGAGAGTCTTTCAATGTTTCACATCCCCACTATCAGATAATCAAGAATTGGCTGCATACTGCTTTACGGCAGCTGATGAATAAGCATAAGTATTTGTCAAGTGCGGTTAGTAGAAGTGCGCTTGAAGAGAGAAAAAATCAAACATTTGCTGAGCTGCATAATATTGTAGCGGAACAGATAAAGAGTGCCGGCCTGGCACCCATTTCAGCAAAAGAAGTAATCTACCGGGTGATGCCTGCTCAGAGTGAAATTCCTATCTCGGATCAGTCTGCTACGCTTGAGCTTAATAGAGATAAAGCACTTGCGCCAATTATTAAGTCTAAGAATTCTACGCCTAAAGAAAAGGTCCAACAAATTCTTAATGAGGAAAAGGCCAAGGCTCTTGCTTCAATTTTAAGTGCTTATGGAGTTGATCGTTACCTGCCGAAGGATAAGCTGGAGGAGTTAATTTCAGCCATTCTAGAAGTTATGGTTCTGGAGATTAGGAAGTGACTGATATGGACGTCAGAGACGATAATGATCCGTTTTCATCAGATTCCGCCTTCCTCGAAGGTGTAGCACCTAAAGTCACAGTCCATACTGCTCCCATGCTGAAGGTCGACTTTGCCCCATGGCACAAACCTCGGAAACAGTGGATTCGAGATAAACAATGGGGAGTGCTAATTAAGGGCATTATTGGTAACCTAGAGCTGTCCAAGCAGAAGCGTTCTTTGAGATACTTAAGCCTTCCTGGTGTGGATTTGTTGGATATTCGTGCCCTTGAAGATGTCTGCACAGAGATGGATGTTAAGGTCAAATTTCTAGGTCTTAATTATATCGACGGTGATAGCCATGATGCTTTAGCAGAACAGGCGCTGTCCTTAAATGAAGTCCGCTCGCTGGAGTACGTTGATCAAGAAAGTACGCTGATTACTGAGCGGTTTGAAAGCTTGTGTGATGATAAATCTATTGCGAGTCAACAGGTGTTGGCGCCTCATAAGTCATTTGATGTTGTAAACATTGACCTGTGCGCCTCTTTTGCGAGGTATAAGCCGGGCACCTGGAATAGTCTTTATACAGCAATTCACAAGCTCTTCGTGCATCAGGCTTTCTGTCGAACGGAGCCTTGGTTGTTCTTCATAACTACTCGCACCAACAAGGAGAAAGTAGACGCTGACGCATTTTTGCAGTTGATGAAGTCTGTTGGTGAAGCTGTCTCGCCAGATTTGTTAATCGAGTTTCTGACAGGGCGTATGGGGATAGATCCCGCCTCGGTTCATCCGATGAAGTTGAGTCAGGAGACACTTACTTCGCTCCAGCATATGAACTGCTTCACTGCATCGTTTGGTATTTGGAAGTTGCGTTTATTACTCTCGGGTGATTATAAGAGCGAGTCTCATATGCATAAGCCTTATATGTATCATGTGGAGTCTAAAGATGCAGTTCCTGATATGGCATCAATTTCATTTTGGTGTTCGAGATTGCCGCCTGCTGGAGTAGACCCCACCGGCTTATCAAGTGTTGGTGGGGGGGCGGGCGACCGAGTTGAAAGGGCATTTGCTAAGCAAGCTCGTCGAGCGTTCGAGTCGACCATGAATGGAGTTAACCTGGATACGTTCTTGGCCGAAAATGATGCTGATTACCAGTCGGCCTTGGCAAGGTCAAAAGAATTGCTCAGGCGCGCGAGGTACTCTATTGAGACTTATGATGATTGGGTAACGGAGCAGCAAGCTAAGATCGATACCATGCGCATCGTTCAATAGATTAGCTGTAAGTCCAGACTCAAAGCGGGGTGGTGCACCCCGCTCTAAATTAGCTATCGAGTCGGTTTTACGATTTCCCCCACTCGTCGGTACACTGTGGCGGTAATGCGTTTGTCAGTATGACCCAGTAAGCGGCTTGCGTGACCTAAATCGCCGATTTCGCTTGCCGCCTTGGGCCGAATATCCCTGAATTGGAACTGACAAATCTGCTCCGCCAGAACCTTGTCTTCATTTACAAGGGCATGCCCGGTCGCAGTCCTTCTGGCATCGTCGAAGCGAAGTCGAAGCATGGAGGCGGTGACAGTCCTACCGTCTTGTGTGGTGATCAGGTATGGACTCCGAACTTTGCGCTCTTGTCGCTGGGTTAAGAGTCGTTTTACTAAAAGGCCAAGGTGGTTCACCTGGTCTCCAGAGCGGAGCTCAATTCGCAGCTTCTTGGATGTCTTGCCTTGTGCAACCTGAAGGTAGTCGTCAATGCAATCTTCGGCCCTCATCGAGAGGACATCGGCAGGTCGCTGGCCGGTTAGGTAAGCCAGATCCATAGCATCGCGCAACTCGCTTGTCGCGCATTTATACACGGCATTCCAGATTTCGGGACCAGCATAAAAGTCGCGTGGCCGCTCTTTGTTCTTTCGTACGCCAGCCGCAGGATTTTCTTTTTCCGTAATCCCCCATTCCCGCGCGATGTTGTAGATGTGAGATAGGAGGGAGATCTCCCGATTGGCGCGCACTTTGCCCGACCGTTTATCTCGATACTGAGCGATGATCTGTGGGGTTAAGGCATCTATCGGTGCATCCCCGAATGCTGCTCGGAGTTGCTTCAGTGACAGCAGATTGTCCTTCTGAGTACGTGGCATCTTGCCAGGGATGATATCCCTTTCATACCGGTTGAAGACATCTCCAAGCAGTCGTGTGATCTTCGGCACAGCCTTGCGATCAAGCTTGGCCCATTCAATTTTGGCTACGTCCAGGTCAGTGCCGAGCGGGATCTCGACACGCTTGCCATTTTCATCGCGCCCGTCGTAATAGTATCCAATCCATTGTTTTCCACTTTTCAACGTCCGGACCCGCCGCAGCATTCGCGGCGGCAGATCACGATTACGTGGTTTTTTCAAGCGCATGTGTCAGCTCACTCGGTCCAGATCGAGCGTCCATGTCTCGGTCACGGCATTTTTTTCAGACGGCTTCAGACCGGCCAGCTTGAGACGGGCGTAAAGTCGTCCCACGACTGGTCGTCTGGCGCCATTGAGAACGTGCTGCCAGCCGTTAGAGGCGAGCCACTGTATCTGCCTGGAGGGTGTTTGGTAGCCAGTAATGCTGGCTACTTCATTGTCGGTAAGTAATTCTCCGAGATATGTCGCCGGACTGTTGTTGAAAGCGCTGGAGAACATTGCAGCGTTGATTTCTTTCATGCTGTTGCCTCACCACTGACCTGAATGCAAACCGTGGAATGCTGTTGCTGCCACTCGTGGAACCTGGCCATTTCCAAGGGCTTTAAGTCGGTCCATCCTGAAGGCCACCCCATGAGCCACTCGACCCACGCCGGGTTCGGTTGGCCACAGTGCAGGGCCATCACTGCGTGATCTAGGCGATCGTTGGATCGATCGGCACCCGATTTGCGGGTGAGTGCTTTCGGTGAAGAGCCTTTGGCCATGCTCGCCACTGGCGTGGGCCAGAAGTACATCCGTGTTTTCTTCGATTTTCTTTGCAAGCAGCCAGATCCGATCCCGTTTATGGGGCGCTCCGAGATCTGCTGCTGAAACAAAGCACCATTCCGCGTCATACCCCATTTCGGCAAGCTCACCGAGGACCAGTGCAAGTCCTCGGCCCACAAGCATTGGTGAGTTCTCCAGGTAGACGTCATTCGGCAATACCTCGCCGATGATTCGAACCATGTCTTTCCAGAGGCCAGAGCGCGATCCTTCAATGCCTGTACCGGGACCGGCGCCGGATATGTCCTGGCATGGAAAGCCTCCAGAAACGACGTCAACAAGGCCTCTCCAGCGTCGGCCGTCAAAGCTGCGCACGTCAGACCAAATTGGGAAAGGCGGGAGTAATCCATCGGTTTGTCGTTGCGCCAGAACCTGTGCGGCGTAGGCATCACGTTCAACTGCGCAAATCGTGCGCCACCCGAGCAGGTGGCCGGCAAGTATTCCTCCACCAGCGCCTGCGAAAAGAGCCAACTCATTCATTTTGTCCTCCGAGGTCGAAGCCACTGGTAGGGACTTGATGCCACACAAGACTGGCCAATGCTCGGCTGTCCCAGTGAGATGCCACCTGCAGGCCGAGCTGCTGGGCGATGTAAAGCTCAAGTCTCGCCCCCTTGGAGTGCTGCCAGCCGGGAAGCAACAGCAGCCCTTCACAACGAGCAATTTGCACGATGGCGAGGCGCATATAACCGACCCATGAGCCGCATGGGGGCTCCGGGTTCTCTGCGGGGTTCTCGACTTCGAAACCTTCCCCGCGAAGCCGATCTGCAGCAGCATTGAAGGCCGGATAATTGAGGTTTGGTAGGCCGGTCATGGGGCCTGAGATATAGATTCGTTTCATGCGGCCTCCACTGTGGCTGCCGTGGCAGGGGTGGAGCGCAGTTGGGAATGGACGCGCATGGCGAGCGAATCGATGCTGAGGGCCTGATTGGCCGCCAGAATCGCCTGCTGCTCAGACTTCAAAGCTTTCATGGTTCTTAGGGTGAGTCGCAATGTCTCGGCAACTTTAGTCAGCAAGTCGTAGTCTGCCCTGGTCACCGCCATCCCGGTGTACGACATGATTCGAGCTTCGAGCTCAGTGATAACTCCCTTGAGTACGTCGATGCTGGCTTGCCTGGCGGTAAGTTGCTCCTCGCAGGTCTGCTGGGTTAGCTGAAGTTCTGCCCGCACATCTTGCAACGCCTGCGTGGCTTCCTTGAGTTGTAATCGGGTCGCGTGATTCTGGGTAGACTTGCCTGTCTCCAGGCCTCTATTGAAAGCGCGGGCACGGGCTTTCGTGATCAGGTAAGGGATGACGATGAGCGTGATCAGCCAGAGGATTCCGGCGCCGAGTGCGTATTGATGAGGTTGCATGTGCTGTGCTCCGAAGTGGCCCGTCACCGGTGAGGGTGAGAGGTGGTGGCGAGCCGTTGCCCCTGATGGCCGGGGCCGCCAGATTCAGGCCGACTGCTTCGCTTGTTCGGCCTGGTTGTCGAGGTACAGGGCAAGGTCGTGCAGGTAGATCACGTGCTGCGCCTTCGCCGAGTTGTGCAGTTTCTTCAGCGTTAGCTGGATCTCGCCTTTTTGGATTAGCTCCCTAAAGCGCCGGTCTGAGCCGATATGAGGGAAGTAGTGCTCTCTTACCGCAGTCAGAGTGGGGCAGGGGGTCGTCCATTGGCTGCGTAGTTGTTCCAGAGTGCTCATGCGCACTCCCCGAGCCCCTCATGGGCAGGCTGGAGCTTCATACGCACAACTTCTGCAAGATGCTCTTTGCACACGCCTGTAGCCGCCGCGCAGATTTCGCCCATGGCGTTGGTCACCACCGCGCCGAGAGGACGTTCTGGGCTGAGGGTAGTGATGACGTAAGCGATCTGCCCGGCTGAGATAACCTCGTCCACGCACTCTTGCGCCTCCATCAGCGCGATCACTTCTTCCGATTGAGCGGCTGATTCAGCCCGGCCATTGGCAAAGTCCTGGATAAAGTCGCGCAGCTGCTGGTACTTGGTCACAGGGTCGCGATTCAATGCGAGTGAGCTAGCGATCGGGCCGAGGGTCACCTTAATGTGGTGGGTCGTGTCGTCGTTCTCGACTTCGATCTGAGCGTCCACGGATGTCTCAGGTCGACGCAGTTGGCACGTAGCAGTGCCGCCGCTCTCAAGGGTCTGTTGCAGCAGCATGACCCGGTGAAGAGGTATGTTGAACTCGCTCATGCGGCACCTCCAGCACAAGGAATCGCGTGGGCTTTACCAGAGCTGGAGACAACAACCAGCAGGCCGGTAAGCCGCTGGAAGGTCCGAATTTTTGCCAGATTGCTGCAGGTGGTGGGATGGAGAAGAACCGCTCGAGGTGCATTGTACTGTGCTGATTTCATTGGTCCGTGTCCTTGATGTGAGAGGGTGACACGGACTGAAATTAGCAAAGGCTAATCGAGATATCAATAGCAAATGCTAAATTGATCGGGCGTGGCTGTGCTCCAGCGGGAAGCTGGTGGGTCACAGCATAAGGTGGCGTTAAAGTTTCTTAGCGTTCCAGGCGAGCAGTACGCGAGCTTGAATATGCATGCGGTCGATCATCGACTCGTCGATAGTGATCGCTGGGTAGACAGGGTTGTCTGAGATCATCCGGAGTTGGCCTCCAGTAAGGCGTTGGAGGCGCTTTATGTAGAGGTCGCCATCCAGCGTAAAAACGTAGATAGCATCAGTCTTCACGTCAGTGATGCCGCGATCTACGAGAAGTGCGTCTCCGTCTGCGAACGTGCCTGACATGCTATCGCCGTCGCCAGTAATGATCGCCAGATTATCGATGTTCGAGAAGCTCAGGCCCTGCATCCTGAGCCAGTCGAGGTGAACTGTCATGTCGCGGATGACTTCAATGTGCATTTCCGGGGCTGCCTTGCCATGCCCCATAGACGCCGCGATATCGAGGTGCGGTATCACCACGAAGTTCTTGTCCTTTGCCTGCCTTGTGGGCAGACGAACCACGTTGTCTGGGGCTGCGATGGGGGACTCCTCTGAGCGAGGAGATGTCAGCGTCCCTGCTATGAGCCCGATCTTGAGCTCGAGATTGAGCGCTGCCTTTTCCCCCAGCTTGCGATGGCCGTTCAGCAGTTGTGACAGATACGACGCGTCCAGGTCGTGAGCCTCGGCGAATTCCTTCTGGCTCAGGGTACCCATGATTTTTCGGAGGGAGGCGATACGCCTTTCGTTGATGTCCATGCGCCGATGATTGCTTTCTGTTAGCAAACAGTAAATTACGAGATGCTATTGTTTTGCTAATTAGCAATTGCTAATCTGAGCGCCTATGGAGGTGTCTATGACGCTTAGCGAGTACTTAAAAACGATGGACAAGGAGGGGCTTGAGGCTTTCGCGAGCCTTTGCGGCACATCTGTAGGCCAGCTCAAGCAAGTGGCTTACGGCAACCGTCGGGCTGGTGCCGGTCTGGCTGTCAGCCTGGATCGAGAAACGGGTGGGGTAATTCCTTGTGAAGCACTGCGTCCGGACATCGATTGGGGATATCTGAGGCAAGCAAAACAATAGGGTGCTGGACTGGGGCCTCTCACCTCCCCAGCCCAGCTACGACGTCGCACAGCACAGTACGGTCGTGGTTGTAGGATAGGGGTTACCCTGTCTTGTGGCTACACCGTAAACCTAGGATTTACGGTTATGAGTCGGATTGATCTTTTGCCGGGCGCTGGCCCGGTTCTCACCTTGCGACAGGCGCTCTATCGCGCAGGTCGTGACTATCACGGCGGTATTACCCGGCTGGCTTTCGACATGGGCCTTGAGGTGGATACCCTGCAGAAAAAGCTTCACCACAATGAAGACCGCCGCTGGCCGACCCCAGATGAGCTTGAAGAGATTGTGCAGTGGACGGCTGATCCCCGACTGCTCGACGCTCTGGTCCGCCCCGCGGGAGCTGTGTGGTACCGCCCTGAGCCGGTGCCGGCCACCAACGATGCTTTGCAGGGAGTTGCGCGACTCCTTGAGGAGTCTGGTGAGTTTGTAGGTAGCCTCCATGATGGCGCCTCGGACAACATTTGGACGCTGCCGGAAGTCTTGGACTTGGAACAACGGGGCCTGGATGTAATCCGTCAGGTGCTCGCGATCATGGCGGGTGCTCGTCAGGCAATGGAGGATCGCATCAATGGCTGATGCTGCCGATATCGCCAATGACCTGGTGGAGTGCTTCCTTCAGGCGTCCCTCAAGCGGCAAACACTGAAGGTTGCCAAACCCAGCGCCCAGTTCTGCGACGACTGCGACGAGCCGATCCCGCTCCTGCGGCAGCAAGCTGTCGCAGGTTGTGAAACCTGCGTCAGCTGCCAAGAGCTGCGGGAGTGGGGCCGATGACTGAGCGTCAAGGACCGACCACCGCTGTATGGGCGCGGCGTTACATCGAAACCTTCGGCCTCGCCTTGGTGCCTATTGAGCCAGGCGAGAAAGGACCGAAGGGCAAGGGCTGGAACAAGCCTGGCGGATACTTCACGGAAGTGGCCGAGGCAGAAGCGTTCTGGACAAAGCGGCCCAAGCACAACCTCGGTGTCGTGCTTGGGCCGAGTGGTGTCTGCTCGCTTGATGTCGACGACGTCGAGCTAACGCGGATGGTCCTCAGTCAAGTGCTGGGGATCGACGTTGACGCCATCGCGGCGGCGTACCCGACATCAGTGGGCAACCCGGCGCGGTTTCGTGTGATGTTCCGTGTTCCTGATGGTATTGATCTGAGCCGCCATGCCCTGGTATGGCCGAACAAGCACGACCCCGACGGTACGATCTACAAAGGCATCATGGCTCAGGTCGAGGCCGCGATTGCTGAGGGTAATGCAGAGCGAGCGGACGCCTGCCGTATGGCGGCAGAGCCGTTCAAGCGAATCACGGTGTTCGAACTGCGTGCTGGCCTGGTGCAGGACGTTCTGCCGCCATCCATTCACCCTGGTACAGGAAAACCGTACACCTGGCGCAAGGCGCCGGATGCTGGTGGCCTACCTGAGTTGCCTGCTGAGTTGCTGACCATCTGGCAGGGGTGGGATGAATTCAAGCCGAAAGGGGAGGCCGTGTGCCCTTGGCGTCCGATGCCCGCAGTGGCACCGCCTCGACCGATGCCCGCAGTGCCCGCTCCAGCATTTCGATCAGGCGATCCGTTGCCCGAGGTCATTCCGGAATTCAACCGGCGGCATGACATTGCCACGATGATCGAGGCGCATGGTTACAAGCGTATCGACGGCAAATGGCTTAGCCCGCATAGCAGCTCGGGGATGCCGGGCGTAACAATCACCGACGGGAAGTTGTTCTCCCACCACACTTCCGATCCGTTGGCCAATGGCCACAAGAATGATGCGTTCGACGTGTTTTGCACCCTGATGCACGGTGGAGATCAGCGGGCGGCTACGAGAGCAGCTGCCAAGATCCTCGGCCTTGATGCAAAGTCGCGCCCGCCATCACCGCCCCCTATTGGTGAGCTTTCCCGCGTCCCATCGGCCGATGATGCGTCTGCACAAGCTGTCTCGCTCGACGAGTTGGCCGATCTCATTGCGGCAGACCTTCCCCACGCCCCATCGGAAGACGAAGCAGCCAGCCCGGCCAGCTCCTCGGCCGACGGGGGAGCGGGGGAAGAAGGCGCCGAAATCAAGAATGCGCTGCGGCGCTTTGCCTTAATCGAAGGCACCACCAGCGTGTGGGATCTGGATAAGGCAAAGCCCATGAAGCGGGCTGGATTCGAGGCATTGGTGGGTAAGCCTGTGGCCAAGGCGTGGATGGAGCGCACCGATAAGAAGCTGATCGCGCCCGAGAAAGCCCAAGAGCTGGATCAGGTGCGGCGCATGGCTGCGAAAAAGGGTGGGGCGCTGAAGCTCGATCCGCTGGAGCGCTACGTGTACATCGACGGGACCAAAGATGTTTGGGACTGTGAGAAGAAGCGCCGGATCCCTGAAGGCGCCGTGAAGATGGCCATCGGGGAGGACTACAAGTGGTGGCTGAATAGTCCGGATCGGCGGGTGGTGGACGTTAACAACATTGTGTTTGACCCCGCGATGAAGAAGGATCCCAACGAATACATCAATACCTTCGAAGGTTTACCCCTTGAGCCGGTGCGCGATGATGCCGCTTGCGAGAACCTACGCTGGTTGATTTCGTTCCTCTGTAACCATAACCAGGTCGAGGTTGATTGGCTGACGAAGTGGCTCGCATATCCGCTGCAGCACATGGGGGCCAAGATGGACACCGCTGTGTTGGCGCACTCGGTCATGGAAGGGTCAGGTAAGAGCCTTCTGTTCGCTGATGTACTTGGTGCGCTCTATGGCCAATACGCCGCAGTCGTAGGTCAGACGCAGTTGGAGGGCAGCTTCAACGCCTGGCAGAGCGGCAAGCTCTGGGCTGTGTTCGAGGAAGTTGTCAGCCGCGATCAGCGTTACAACCAAGTGGGCAAGATCAAGCACATGATCACCGGCAAAACGGTGCGGATGGAATCGAAGTTCATCAATGGTTGGGAGGAGGCCAACCATATGAACGCGGTGTTCCTGAGCAACGAAATCATGCCCTGGCCGATCAGCGATAGCGACCGTCGAATGTTGGTCATGTGGCCAATGGAAACGCTGCCGGTTGAGCGACAGAAGGCGATTAGCAGGGAGTTGGCTGGCGGCGGTGTGGCTGCTCTGTACGGTTGGCTGCTCAACATTGAGCTGGGTGAGTTCGACCAGCGCACTCGGCCGCCTGAAACCGAGGCCCGTCAGCGGCTAGTAGCGCTGAGCCGAACGGCTTGGCAGACCTTCCTCAGTCTTTGGCGCACAGGCGAACTCGGGCACGACCTCTGGGGCTGCTGTCTCACCAGCGATGTGTATGCGCTCTTCATCGAATGGTGCTCGCGCAACAAGGAGCACTCAATGAGTCAGACCAAGTTCTCCTTGATGATCAGCGCGACGGTGGAGAAGACTCCTCGAGCTGTCCCTTGGACCGATGGTAACAACCGGCGCTTTGCGGCTTTCTTCTTCCCGAGTGATGGGGATCCTTCCCTGCCCCCTTCCTTAGATGCGGCCGAGCTGGGCAAGACCGTCGTCAAATGGCGTGCCAGTGCGAAGCTTGCTGGATGGAACGTTGACGCTTGGGACCACGTTAAAGGGCTTGCCGCATGAGTACGCCGATATGCGTGTCGGGTGTGTTGGGTTTGTGTTGCGCTGGTATTGCGGGGTCAACACGGGTGCGGGTCGCTTTAACTGTGCCGTGTACGGGGTCCGTGGCGGGTGTGTTGGGTTTGCTTTCGCGCACGCGCAGGCGCGACGGTTTTGGCGGTTTCATTGGCGACTCAGATAAAAGCTATGCGAACACTGAAAAACTCAACAAACCCAACACACTCAACACAACTACTAATAATCCATTGAATTTATTGAGTTTTAATCGTGTTGGGTATGTGTTGGGTTCGCTGAATGTGTGTTGGGTAGTGCATGGGGGGCTACAAATGACGAATAATCAGGGGTCACGGATCCAGTCCCAGGCGGAACTCATGTTGCACCGGATCGAAGTGGCACAGCTCATTGACCAAACCGAGCGCCTGCGACTGATCGGGGAGTTGATGAAGCATTGGGGCGAGCGCCGAGAGCAGCTTGGACTGGATGCCAGTCTTGGCAGCCAGATGGGTAGCATCATGGAATGGAAAGGGGCTGCGCCGCGTGGCGGCTCCTCGGGTGCGCGGATCTTGGTTGGCGGTGCCGGCCTTGATCACGCGGCTGCAGAAGTTGATGCGGCAGTAGTCCAGCTGGAGCGACGTGATGCGCGGGGGGCAACCCTGGCCAAGCTGGCTCAGCTTCGCTACCTGCATGGGGCCACGATACGCGAGCAAATGCGTGAGGTAGGGCTGGCCGAGGATGCTGACCGCACATATCGTAACTGGGTTAAAGCCCTGCACCTACAAGTGTTTGCCATCTTGTCCGCTCGAGCTGGTCGGGTTCGCCAGCAGACCGTTCGTCGGGTGGCTATGCGACTTGTGTGTAACATTGATGCGACATAGCTACCACATTGCGACGTACCGTAAATAGGCACTTTTCGGTTTTTCCGGAGGCATGTAAAAAGGCCCCACGATATCAAAAGTGCGCTTAGGCGCTTCCCCTACAAGCACTGTGCTGTGCAACCCGCTCCGACCAGTCGGTGCATTGAGAACCCTGCCAAACGGCGGGGTTTTCTATTTCCGGCGCTGTGCTTTGCCAATGAGGCCTCCATGAATAGTGAGCAGCAAGCGTTAGTTGAGATGCCGATCTGGTTAGTGATCGTGCTTTCCCTGGTCGGCGGTGTGTCGGGTGAAATGTGGCGGGCTGACAAAGCCGGTGTCAGTGGCTGGTCCCTGGTGCGCCGGGTAGTGCTCAGGTCGGGTGCCTGCATTGTATGTGGGCTGTCCACCATCATGCTGTTCTACTCGGCGGGCGTGTCGATCTGGACAGCAGGTGGGATCGGCTGCCTCACCGCGATGGCCGGTGCCGATGTGGCCATCGGGCTTTACGAACGCTGGGCCGCCAAGCGGCTGGGCGTCTGCGAGATGCCGCCACGGGGCGGCGAGTCGGGCCAGTGACCCGGCGGCCAGCCTGGCGGGGGCCGGGGACCCTGGCGAAATTGACCGGGTACGGGACTGGGAACCCGCGATTCTTTGTTAGCGGAAGGTTCACCAGCTTAGTGAACTGCGGTGAACTGGTTAACCCCCTGAATTCATTGGGTGAACTGGATGTTCTGACATGGCACACCTGACGAAATCGGAGTTCGCTGCCCTGCACGGGTGGTCGAAATCCTACGTTTCCAAACTGGCCAAGCAGGAGCGCTTGGTACTGACTGACGAAGGAAAGGTCGATGTCGAGGCCACCGACGCGCTGCTGGCCGAATCGGCCGATCCTAGCAAGGCCGCCGTCGCGGCCCGGCACGAAGAAGGCAGGATAGATCGGGACGTGCGTAGCCAGCTTCAACCGGGCGACACACCTGCGGTGCAGCAGCCGGACCTAATGGCTGCTGGTCCCCACAACTTCCAGAAGGCGAAGGCGCATCGCGAGTACTACCTTGCGCAGCTGGCCGAGGCTGAGTTCCTAAAGGTCCAGGGCAGCCTCGTCGACCGGTTGGCGGTGGAAGACGCCGCTTTCTCGTCGGGCCGGATGCTTCGTGACCAGTTCTTTGGGCTCACGCCGCAGCTCTCCGCCGAACTGGCTGGCATGACCGACCCCTGGGAAATCGAAAAACACCTTACCGACACCTTCCGCCGCGTTTTCATCGACGCCGCGAAGATGAACGACGCCGATCTCGAAAGAGCCATGACACCGAGATGAGCCTATGCCTACCGGATACGCAGACGGTACTAAGGCGTACCGTGGGGCGTATTGCAGAGGGCTGAAGCCCGACCCTGAGCTGTGGGTCGATGAGTGGGCGGACGAGTACATGCGGATTCCGCGTGACACTGGCGCCGCCGAGCCCGGCAAATACCGCACCGACCGTACGCCGTATGCCCGTGAACCCATGCGCTGCCTGTCACCTGCTCACCCCTGTAAGCGGGTGATCACCAAGGTTGCCTCGCAGTTGATGAAAACGCAGATCGCACTGAACTGGATCGGGGCGCTGATCCACATGTCGCCGTCCAATATCCTGACGCTGCTGCCGAGCCTAGCGCTTGCCAAGCGGGTCTCGTCCCGGATCGGCAAGACCATCGACGTCACTCCGGAGTTGAAGGCACGTGTCGCCGCCAACCGCTCCCGCGACTCTCGCAACACCATGGATACCAAGGAGTTCGAGGGTGGCACGCTCTACGCGACGACGGCTGGCTCGGCCTCCAACTTGGCTGAGCTGGCGGCGCGTTTCGTCTACGGGGATGAGATTGACCGGTGGGACGTGGACGTGGACGAGGAGGGCGACCCTATCGAGCTCGCGGAAACCCGTGGGAGTACGTTCGGCCGCAATGCGAAGTTCTATTTCTCCAGCTCGCCCACTATCAAGGGGGCGTCCCGGATCGACGACCTGTTCCAACAGAGCGATCAGCGACACTACTACGTTCCGTGTCCTACATGCGGCCACATGCAGGTGCTGCAGTGGGAGCGCCTGTTGTACTCGGCGGACTTCAATACGGTGCATTACCAGTGCGCTGGCCCCGAGTGCGATGTGCTCATCGAAGAGCATCACAAGGGCGACATGCTGGCCAAGGGCGAATGGCGCGCCCATTCCAAGGGCGATGGGGAGACGGTGGGCTTCCACCTTAACGCGCTCTATTCGCCGCTGGGTTGGGTGTCTTGGTCCGACTTGGCCAAGCAGTACGAGAAAGCCAAGAAAGCGCAGGATCGCGGCGACCTAGAGCCTATGCAGGTGTTCTACAACACCCGCCTAGCTGAGGTATGGGACAGCGCCGTCGAGCAAACCAAGGCCGAGGTACTCCAGGCACGTGCGCTGCAAGAGGACTACGTACTCGGCACCTTACCTGTGGGTGCACTTGCTTTGACGGCTTCGGTCGACGTGCAGGCCAATCGTCTCGAATTGATGGTCATGGCCTGGGGCGCTGGTATGGAGCGCTGGGTCGTTGATCACCAGGTGATTCCTGGCGACCCAGCCGACGAGCGCACTTGGGCAGTGCTGGACGAGCGTATCAAGGTTCGGTACCGGCATCCTTGCGGCGTGGGAATGGGGATTCTGGCTACCGGTATCGACTCCGGTGGTCACCACACTCACGAGGTATACCAGTTCACCCGCGTGCGCCGCTGGCGCAACGTGTTCGCACTTAAAGGGGCGAGCAAACCGGGCAGACCTGTGATCGCCCAACGCCCATCGCAAGTGGACGTGACCTGGAAAGGTCAGACCGAACGCAATGGCGCCGAGCTGTGGATCGTCGGTACCGACACTGCCAAGGACTGGATCTACAACCGCTACAGCTTCGAGACCGGACCTGGCGCGCTGCACTTTGCCAAAGACCTGCCTGATGAGTTCTTCCAGCAGTGTGTGGCTGAACGCAAGATTGCCCGCTACGTGAAGGGCTACAAACGGATCGAGTGGGTCAAGGGCAAAGCAGACCGCAACGAAGCGCTCGACCTGATGGTGTACAACCTGGCAATGGCTAACTTCCTCGGCCTGCACAGGTACGGAGAGCAGGGCTGGGACAAGCTTCGCCAGGCGCTCGCGCAGGCCAACCTGTTCGAGCAGAACGAACTGCCCACAGCCCGGCCCCAGGCCCCTGAGCCCGACGCGGATGATCAGGACGAAGAAGACGCCTTACCGGCTTCACCACCTGCTCCGATCAAGCGCAACGATCCGCCGCCACCACAACCGCCGTCGCCTTGCCCGGCACCTCAACCAATGCAACGCCGCAGCTCAAGCAGCGGTTACCTGAAGAGACGCTGACATGGCATACACCCAGGCACACCTCGCGGCTGTCGAGCGTGCGATTGCGCGTGGCGAGAAGATCGTTCGCTACAGCGACCGCACTGTCGAATATCGCACGGTCGACGAGCTGATCAAGGCTCGCGATCTGATCCGTACGGAACTATCCCAGGCAACTGGCCCGCGCTCCCGCGTGGTCCGGCTTTATCACGGAGGTAAGGGCCTGTGAGCGGGCGTTACATCTCCACCCGCTCCGGCTTGTTGGTGCCGGAACGAATCAAGGCCAGCTACGAGGGCGCCGCCGAAGGGCGGCGTTCTTCTAGTTGGGAAGCGCCGGATACCGGCCCTAACAGCTTGATCATGCCGGCGCTGCGCAACCTGCGTTCACGCTCCCGCGCTGCGGTGCGCAACGACCCGTACGCCGCCAACGTGATCGACAAACGGGTCAGTAACCTGATCGGTACCGGGATCACTCCGCAGCCGCGCATTCTCGATAAGGCCCTTCGCAAAGCAATGCAGGTGCTGTGGGAGGATTGGGTCGACGAGTCGGACGCCGATGAGCGTACGGACTTCTACGGCCAGCAGGCACTTGTGGCGCGTACAGTCGAGCAGTCAGGCGAGTGCTTTGTCCGCTTGCGGCCTCGGCGTCTGGAGGATGGCTTGGCGGTACCGCTGCAACTGCAGTGCCTTGCCCCCGAGTTCGTTCCTCACGATAAGTTCGAGGTAACCCGCTCCGGCAACGTGATCCGTGCCGGAATTGAGTTCAATAGCCTTGGGCGCCGGGTGGCCTACTGGTGCTATCGAAACCACCCTAGTGACAAGGCGTCGCTCAACGCGGGTTACAACCCAGTGGTACGGGTACCCGCTGAGCAGATGTTGCACATCTTCGAGCCGCTGGAGCCAGGACAGCTGCGAGGGGTGCCGAGGTTGGCGCCGATCCTGAAGCGCCTGCGCAGTCTCGACAACTACGACGACGCGGTGTTGTTCCGGCAGGAAGTGGCCAACTTGTTCGCGGGCTTCGTTCGTAAGCCGGCACCGGAGGGGCCAGGAGCCCCGCCCATGGACATGCTCACCGGAGCGCCAGTGGTGCACGACCGCGACGCCTTCACGCCGATGGTCGCGCTGGAGCCGGGCACCATGCAGGAGCTAGGGCCAGGCGAACAGGTCGAGTTCTCCGATCCGCCCGATGGGGGCAACAACTACCCGGACTTCATGCGTCAGCAGCTGATGGCTGCAGCCGCCGGTGCAGGCCTGCCCTACGAGCTAATGACCGGGGATATGCGGGGCGTTAACGACCGGGTCATTCGGGTTGTGTTGAACGAGTTCCGGCGCCGCCTCGAGCAATTGCAGTTCTCCGTTTATGTCCACCAGCTCTGCCGCCCGGTGCGCAGCGCCTGGATGGACATGGCCGTCCTCGCCGGGGCTTTGGACCTGTCCGACTACGTAGATCGCCGCCGCGAATACTTGCGTACCCGCTGGGTGCCGCAGGGTTGGGCATATATTCAGCCGGTGCAGGACGTACAGGCGCGCATGCTCGAAGTGGCGGCAGGGTTCACCTCGCGCAGCGAGATGTGCCTACGTTCTGGAACCGACGCGGAGATTGTGGATGAAGAGAACGCTGCAGACATTACTCGGGCGCAGGGCCTGGGCCTGAAATACAGAAGCTTGTCGGCTATCGATGATGAGCCTGACGAGCCCGACGATAAGGGGAAAACATGAAACCGCTGATGCCATTCCGTATCTTCAACAAGGCCAAAAACGCGCCCGAGGTCAAGGATCAGCACTGGTACACGATTTCGGCGGCGGCTGAAGGTGAAGCCGAATCCAATGTGATCGAGGTCTACATCTACGGCGAGATTGGTGGCTGGGGGATTACCGCCAACCAGTTTATCCAAGACCTCAAAGCGGTCGACGATGGCGTGTCGCCCGTGGTGGTAGCGTTCAACACCAATGGCGGCGATCTGTTCGAGGGCTTGGCTATCCACAACGCTTTAAACCGCTTGGGTGAGCGCTGTACGGGCCGGGTCGATGCACTAGCTGCCAGCGCTGGTAGCGTGGCGGTGTGCGGGGCACATCGTGTGGTCATGGCGTCCAATGCCATGTTGATGATTCACAACCCCTATACCTGGGCAGGGGGCGATGCTGAAGAGCTGCGCCGGGTGGCTGATGTCCTCGACCAGGCGTTTGAGGTCATCATCGCAGCCTACAAGGCCAAGGCGCCGGAGATCGATGAAGCCGAGCTCCGCCGTATGGTCAACGATGAAACTTGGCTCACAGCTCAAGAGGCGTTGGCGCTGGGGCTGGCTGATGAAGTCGGCAGTGGGGTGAAGGTACAGGCGTGCCTGGGGCAGGGCACCGCCATGGCCCGCTACCGAAATACGCCGCAGGCACTGCTCGATCAGCTCCAGGCTAGCCGAGCCGAGCAGCAGCCTCCTGCTGATCCCAGTCCCACTAGCGAACCCCCATCGCCGCCAGTGGCCGATTCGACGGCCCTAGCTTTGTTGATCACCAAGGCTTGCGCCGAGGCGGGAATCAGCAATCTGGTGGAGCCTTTGATTGCGTCAACCAAGCTTGCGGACGAAGCCACGGTACAGGCCGCCCTCGGCCGGGCAAAGTCTGTGCGTGACCTCTGCGTCGCGGCCCGCTTGCCCGAAATGGCGGTTGAGTTCGTGTCGGCTGGGTTGGACACGGCTGCTGTCCGGGCGCGTCTTTTCGACAAGCTGGTCGGCTCCGGCAAGGGCTTCGAGATCGACAACAGCCTGCCGCCTGCCGATGACGAGCCGGATAAGGTCAAGGCTCACCTACCCAATCCTTCCAACATCTGGGCTGCCCGCCGGCAGGCCGCCACTAAAGGAGCACGAACATGAGTAGCATCCAACAGGAACCGGTTCATGCCGGTGAGTTCCTGCTTTCCGAAGGGGCGGGGAAGATCTCTCGCGAAGCCATCAACGTTGCGGCCGGCTCGGCCCTGGTCGCCGGCCAAGTGCTGGGTTTGGTCACCGCCACCGGCGAATTCGTTGCTTACAACCCAGCTGCCGAAGATGGCAGCGAGAAGGCCGTCTGCATTCTCTACGGCTCGCTCGGTGAATCCGACACGGTGCGTCGTGGCCGTGCGGTGGTGCGGCTGGCAGAGGTTCATGAAGCCTTGCTGACCGGGCTCGACGCCGATGCAGAGCAAGCTCTGGCTGCGCACTTCATCATCTTGCGCTGACCTAACCCACTCATTTCTTCAACCCCGCCGCGAGCGGGGTTTTTACTTTCTGGAGTACACCCATGGCTGAGATTGCCATTTTCCAAGACGATGCTTTCGGCGTTGCTGCACTGACCGCAGCTATCAACGAACAAGAATATGTACCAGGTCGCCTGGCGGCCCTTGGGCTGTTCCAAGAAGAGGGGGTCGCAACCCTCACCGTACAGATCGAGAAAGACGGCGATACGTTGGCCCTGGTGCCAGCGGGTGAGCGTGGGGTTTCCGGTCTGGTGGTCGCCGGCAGCAAGCGCACCCTGATCCCGTTCAACACGGTGCACCTGCCGCAGCGTTTCGCGATCAAAGCGGACGAGATTCAGGGCATCCGTGCATTCGGTACGCTTACCGAATTGCAGGCCGTGCAGGACGTGGTGAACAAACGCCTGGCCAAGGCAAAACGTCAGCTGGATGCCACCCACGAATACCACCGCATGGGTGCAGTCAACGGCAAGGTGCTCGATGCTGACGGATCCACGGTTTTGCTGGACATCTACAAGGTCTTTGGGGTGTCCCGCCAGACCCTGGCGATGGGGCTCAATGATCCGGAATCGAACGTGCAGGTCCAGTGCGTGGAGGCATTGGACATGCAGGAAGATGCACTTGGCAACGTCACCACCACCGGCGCTCGGGCGTTCTGCGGCAAGAACTACTGGAAAAAGCTGATCGCTCACAAGTCGGTGGTCGATACCTACAAGGGCAGTCAGCAGGCCGCCGCCCTGCGCGGTGATGGTCGGGAAGCTTTCGACTTCGGTGGTATCGCCTGGGAGCGCTATCGCGGCAAGGTATCGGGAGTTCCGTTTGTCGCTGACGACGAGGCTCGCCTGGTGCCGGAGGGCGTGTCGGACCTGTTCCTCTCGGTCTATGCGCCGGCCGACTACATGGAAACGGTCAACACCGAGGGCCTGCCCTATTACAGCAAGCTGGAAGAGATGCCATTCGGCAAAGGCGTAGCCGGTGAAGCGCAGTCCAACCCGCTGCACATCTGCACCCGGCCCCGCGCAATCATTCGTTTGACCCTCTGAGATGGGTTTCCGGGACCTGATTGAAGACGTCGATGACACGGTGTTTGAGGTTCTAGGTGACACCGTGCTTATCGAGGGCCGCGAGGTGCTCGGCATGTTTTCGGCGCCTTGGTTGCAACCCAAGCTTGGCCAGATCCGTACGGGTTTACGCGAACCCCACCTGGTAATCCGTGTTGGAGACAAGGCGGGCGTCGAAACTAAGCAGAAGGTGACTGTCGATTTGCCCCCAGAGGACGGCGGGGGCAACTACACCATCACCAACATCGAGCCGGGTGGTGATGGTCTGGTCACATTGATTCTGAGGAAATCGCCATGAGCATCGGTAGTTACCATATACAGTCGACCGACTCCGGAATGATCACGCTGCAAGCCAGCCCGAAGGATGTAAAGGGGTTCGAGGCCTTCGGCCGGTTGGTGCCGAAAGCTGTCACTGCAGCGAAGCGGCGAGCCATTAACAAAACCCTCCTTTGGCTCAGAACACACATCGCTCGGTCGGTGGGGCGACAAGAGCGCATCGCCATCGCTGCGGTTCGTCAACGCCTGATGTCCTATCCCACGGACAGCAATGGTCAGGGCAAGTTGTGGTTTGGCATCAACCCCATTGAGGCCAGCCGGGCGGGCCGCCCCAGGCAGACGCGATCTGGAGTATCGGTGGCCGGTCGGCGTTATCAGGGGGCTTTTTTCAAGCGGGTGTATGGAAGTAGCGCGGATATCTGGATCCGCGCAGGGAGCAAGCACTTCACGGATGAGGACTACCCCGAGAGTTTAATCACTGTACGCAAGAAGGCCCGCACCGGCTGGATCGCCGAGACGACCAGCATCGGACGGTTCCCCTTGGCGAAGGCGAAGATCTCGTTGGAGGATGTCCGGCCGCACTTCGAGGCATGGACCCAGCGTGCCCATCAAAGGTTGCTTGAGGTGATGCAGCAGGAGCTGAACTTCGAGCTGCTTAAGTACCTGCGGAGAACAGGCAATGGATGATGAACCCATTCCCCTTGGCCAGGTGTATGCCGCCATTGAGGGGCATATACGGGAGGCGGTCCCTGGTCTGCAATACGTCGGAACCATGCCAGGCGGTATCGACGTTGTGCCGCCACCGGCAGTGGTCCTCGAACTGGCTGGCTTCGATGATGCAGACAAAGACCCTGGCACGGGTGAGACCGCTGTTGAAGCGCGCTTCGAGGCGCGGGTGATTGTGGGTCAGGAAGAGGATAACTGTCTCCATGTCGCGGCCTACGCAGCAGCTCAGATAGCAGTGCTGCTGCGTTTGCAGACCTGGGGCTTGCCCGTCGAACCCGCGCAGTTCGTGCGAGCCGAGCGTGACTGGAGCCGGCCCGAGCTAGATAGCTTTGCGGTATGGGTGGTGGAGTGGACGCAGATCATCTACCTCGGCAAGGAAGAGTGGCCCTGGCCTGTTGAGCCACCCGGCAACCTGGTGTTCGGATTCAGTCCTGATACCGGCCCAGGCAGCGAGCATCAGTACCAGTCTCCGGAGGCCATGGAATGAGCTATGCGAGCGCGCAGCATGACCGCATGCTCTCCAGTCTGATCATCCCTTGCCGAGTGGTGGCGGTCGATCTGGCCGCCGCCATGGTGCGTGTGTCGGACGGTGGTGACTGGACCAGCGCCTGGGTGCGCTGGCACAGCCAGGCTGCCGGCAAGGCGCGGCACTGGCGAGCGCCGAGTCTGGGCGAACAGGGCGTGCTGGTCAGTCCCAGCGGTGAACCGGCGCAGGGCACCTTCGTGCCAGGGCTGTACGGCAACGCAGGTGCCCAGCCGGACAACCGCGACCACGTCGAGGTCTGGCGCTTCGATGACGGTGGCGCGCTGGTCTACGACTGGCAGGCTAAGAGCTACACGATCACCGTGCCCACCGGCACCGTCACTATCGAAGTGGGCGGTACCAGGGTGGTCGTCGCCGACGATGCCATCACCGCCCAGGCCAGCACCATCACGTTGACCGGTAACGTGCTGATCAATGGGGCGTTGCAGGTCACCGGAGACATCAACGGTGGCGGTCGGATCATCGATACGGCCGGCAACACGGCCAACCACAAACACTAAACCAAGCCCGCATCTGCGGGTTTTTTTATGCCAGGAGCACAGCATGGCCAAAACAGACAATGCCACGCCGCCTGACGAGCAGGCGGCCGAGCCGGTGCCAGTGACGCCGGTTACCTTCCTTGATAAGCAGTACAAGTCGCGCACGCTGATCCTGCCGGATCGCCGCGTCATGTCAGTGCAGCAGATGAAGGTGACGGTAGCCGGTGATGACGCGGCGGCCATCGATTTCTTCCGCAAGCGGTCGGACTTCGAGCGGGTGCAGGAGTAGCGCCATGATCGGAATGGACCGCCGCACGGGGCAGCCGCTGTCCGGCCAGGACCATCTGCGGCAGTCCATCGAAGACATTCTGACCACGCCGGTCGGCAGTCGTCGCATGCGCCCAGAGTACGGCAGCCAACTGCGCCGCTATGTCGACCTTCCCGTTAACGAAGGGTGGAAGAGCGCCGTACAGGCCGAAGTCGCTCGTGCCCTGGGGCGCTGGGAGCCGCGCTTGAAATTGGAGCGCGTCCGGGTGGTGGCTGTGCTGGGGGGGCAGATCACGCTGGAGGTATCCGGCGCCTACCTTGGCGATGGCGTGGTAATCGAGGTGAGCGCATGAGCACGATTGATTTGACGGCCTTGCCGGCACCCGCAGTGCTGGAGGACCTCGACTTTGAGGATCTGTATCAAGCAGATCTGGCGGCGTTTCGCGAGGGCATGGGTGATAACTGGTCGGCTCTAGTGGAGAGCGATCCCATTACCAAGCTGTTGGAACTGGTTGCCTACCGGCGCTTGTCCAACCGGGCGCGGGTCAACGATGCGGGCAAGGCGCTTATGTTGGCTTTCGCCACGGGCTCGGATCTTGACCAGTTGGCGGCCAACGTGCGTCTTCAGCGGTTGGTGATCCAGGCCGAGGACTTGAGCGCGGTGCCTCCCGTGCCGGCTGTGCTCGAGGCCGACGACGCCCTGCGTGAACGAGTGCAGTTGGTCTATGAAGGCCTGACCACGGCCGGGCCGCGTAACAGCTACATACTACACGCCCGCAATGCCTCCGGCCTGGTGGCCGACGCCACAGCGGAAAGCCCGGCCCCGGCCGAGGTGGTGGTCACCGTGCTGGCCCTGGAGGGGAATGGCGTAGCTTCACCCGAGCTACTGGCCACGGTGAACGCTTATCTCAGCGACGATGACATACGGCCGGTGGCTGATCGCCTCACGGTGCAAAGCGCTGAGATCCTGCCGTACCGGATCGACGCCAAGGTCTACATGTCCGGAAACGGACCGGAGAACGAAGCCGTGCTTGCCGAGTGCAGAGCGCGCCTTCAGGCCTGGATGAATCCGCGCCGTCGGCTCGGTGTGGAAGTGGCCAGGTCGGCCATAGATGCGCAGTTGCATATCGGCGGGGTGTCCCGTGTGGAGATCGCGGATTGGGTTGATATCCGGCCCACCAAGGCCCAGGCGGCCTGGTGCGAGGGCTTCACCGTTGAGCGGGGTGATTGATGACTAGTCTTCTGCCGCTCAACAGTACGCCGCTGGAACGCGCCATGGAGGCCGCGACCGCTGAAACCACTGATGTTTCCTTGCGCACCTTGTACAACCCCGACACCTGCCCGGCGCACCTGCTGTACCAACTCGCATGGGCCTGGTCGGTGGATCGCTGGGATGACAATTGGCCGGAATTCATCAAGCGCTCGGTGATCCGCTCGGCGTTCTACATCCATGCCCACAAAGGAACCATCGGCGCGCTGCGTCGGGTGGTCGAGCCGTTTGGCTACCTGATCGAGGTGGTCGAGTGGTGGCAGACCGAACCCAAGGGCGTGCCGGGAACGTTCTCGCTCAAGGTCGGCGTAACCGACGAAGGTATCAGCGAAGAAACCTATCAGGAACTGACCTGGCTGATCGATGACGCCCGGCCAGTCAGCCGGCACATGATCGGCTTGGCGATCAGCCTGGAGGCGACCGGCCGCCTGTACATAGCCCCGTCGATCTACGACGGCGACGAACTCGACGTTTACCCGCCGCAAGCCGCTGACCTTGAAGTCACTGGCGAGATTGGGCGCGGTGGCCGCGATCACACAATTGACTATCTGGACGTACACCATGGTTGATCAGACCTCACAGTTTTACGCGATCCTGACCAACGTCGGCGCGGCCAAGCAGGCCAACGCCGATGCGCTGGGCATTCCCTGGACTATCACGCAAATGGCCGTTGGCGATGGCAACCCCGCAGGCGTGGACAACCCGCCCTTGCCGATGCCGACAGCGGCCTGGACCTCGCTGCTCAACGAGTGGCGCCGGGCGCCGCTCAATCAGCTTAAGGTCGATGACAAGAACAATGCGGTGATCGTCGCTGAGCAGGTCATTCCCGCCGACGTGGGCGGCCGCTGGATTCGCGAGATTGCCCTGTTTGATGCTGACGGCGACATGGTGGCGGTGGCCAACTGCGCGCCGACCTTCAAGCCGCTGCTCAGTCAGGGGTCGGGGCGTACCCAGGTAGTGCGGTTAAACCTGATCGTCAGCAGCTCTAGCAATGTGCAACTCAAGATCGATCCAAGCGTGGTGCTGGCCACCCGCGAATGGGTGACCGAAGAGCTGGCCAAGCAGGATTTCAAACACTCGGTAGTCGCCGCCACGACGGCTGCTATCACCCTGAGCGGTTTGCAGGCGGTCGACGGCGTAGCGTTGGTTGCCGGTTCGCGCGTGCTGGTGAAGAACCAAGCCGCCGCCAAGGACAATGGTCTATATCTGGCCGTGGCCGGTGGTCCCTGGGCGCGCTGCGCCGATGCGGACACCAGCGCCAAGGTTACCCCTGGCCTGCTGGTGCAGGTCGAGCGCGGTACGATCAACGGCGATAGCGCGTGGCAGCTGGTCACAGATGCACCGATCACCCTGGGCGTGACAGCGCTTGCCTTTGAAATGGCCTTTGGCCGTACCGGTGTGACGGCGGGTACTTATCGGAGTGTGACGGTTGACGCGCAGGGGCGTGTGATCGCTGCGACCAACCCGACTACGGTGGCAGGCTACGGTCTGACTGATGCATACACCAAGACTCAGGTTGATCAGGCGCTGACACTCAAAGCGCCGCTGGCCAGTCCGGCCCTAACCGGGGTGCCGACGGCGCCGACGCCTGCTGTTGGGACCAACTCTACCCAGTTGGCCAACACGGCCTTTGTGCAGAAAGCTCTAGCGGATCTGGTGGCATCCTCGCCGGCAGCCCTAGACACGCTTAACGAATTGGCGGCGGCTATCGGAAACGACCCGAATTTCGCAGCCACCATGACCAACACTCTGGCCCTGAAGGCGCCATTGGCCAACCCGATCTTGACCGGCGACCCCAAGGCACCGACTGCGGCTGCGAACGATAGCGATACGTCCATCGCGACTACCGCTTTCGTTCGCAGTGCTATGGCTTTGTTTGGAATCGGTGCCCCAGGGACTGACATTCCAGGTGCTGATTTAGCTTCGAGAACAGGCATTTACCGGGTGCCGTCAGGGCTCAATTGCCCAAAGCCTGGGTCTTACCATCTGATTCACATAGAGCGAGCCGCAGGCCAACAATCGGCGCAGATTGCGATTGTTGACGGTGGGTCTGCCGTACCAGCGAACTTATGGACGCGCAACCGGCATGAGCTGGGGGTGTGGTCTGAGTGGGAAGCGTCGTGGACCACTCGAACCCTTGAGTTTGCAAGTCAAACCGAGGCGGAGGCGGGTGCGCTAACTAACAAAATGATGTCGCCTTTACGGGTATTCCAGGCAATGCGTTTAGGCTTTTCCGCAAGCTTGGCGCCTAATGGCTACATCATTTTTCCGTCTTGGCTAGGCGGGCTGGTGATTCAGTGGGGAGGGTATGCCCACGGTGAGGCAGTGAACTATGTGGGAGCCAACGTCCCGTTCAATATCGCGTTTCCAAGCGCCTGCTACAACGTGCAATGCATTTCCGACGCTGGAACAACTACCCCTGACTTGAACGGTTTCACCCGTACTAACGTTGGCGTGACCATCGCGGCACGCGATACCACTGCCACTGTTGTGGCGGGAACGTTGTATTGGCTCGCTATTGGTAAGTAACTGGAGGTTTTATGAGGTTGTATAGCGCAAGGACAGGTTGTTGTTATTTGCCAGCTGTCCACGAAGACATCCCGGATGATGCTAGGGAGATAAGCGAGGAGCTGTATCAGGCGACCATCGCCAATCCCGAGAGGGGTAAGGTTAGAAGCCATGACGCCGAAGGTCTGCCGATCCTAATCGATCCGCCCGCGTACAAGCCGACCAACATAGCTGATCTTCAAGCAGTCGAGCGCAGTTGGCGAGATGGCGAAGTTTCTTCAACCGAGTGGCTGGTGACGCGTCACCGTGATGAGCAGGACATGCAGCTCCCCACCACGCTGGCCGCTGAGCAATTCACCGCGTTGCTGGTCTATCGCCAGTCGTTACGCGACTGGCCGCAAGACAGTCGTTTTCCCTACAGCGACTATCGCCCAGTGGCGCCACCCTGGATCGCCGAACAAACCCAATGACGCCCCGCACTGACGGGGCTTTTTCTTTTCTGCTGCATCCCCTCTGGCCTCGCTGACGCGGGGCCTTTTCGTATCTGGAGACTCTATGAGCGGTTTCTTTCACGGCGTTACCGTAACGAATGTCGACACCGGGGCGCGCACCATCGCCTTGCCGTCGTCCTCGATCATTGGCTTGGTCGATACCTTCACCCCTGGCGCGGACGCCACCGCGAAAGCCAATGACCTGGTGCTGATCACCAGCGAGCGCGAGGCGGTGGCCGCGTTCGGTCCTGACTCGGCCATCACCAAGGCCTGCCGGGCCATCTACACCCGCGCCCAGGCGGTTATCGTCGCGTGCGGGGTGGCCAAGCTGGAGGACGCTGCCGAGCAGACCTCGGCGATCATTGGCGGCGTTCTGGTCGATGGCACGCGTACCGGCCTGCAGGCGCTGCTCGATGGCAAGAGCCGGTTCAACGCCCAGCCGCGGCTACTGGTGACCCCCAAGCACAGCGCAACCCCGGCAGTCGGTACCGCCCTGGTGGCGTTGGCTGACAAGCTGCGCGGAATCGCCATCATCGACGGCCCCAACACCACCGACGAGGCCGCCATTGCCTACGCGGGCGAGTTCGGTGCCAAGCGTGCGTTTATGGTCGACCCTGGCGTTAAGTACTGGGACACCGAAGCGAGCGCGACGGTTGATTCGCCCGGCTCGGCCTGGGTCGCCGGCCTGTTCGCCTGGACCGACAACGAGTACGGCTTCTGGGCATCGCCATCCAACAAAGAATTCGTGGGCATCACCGGTGCTGGTCGCCCGGTGGAGTTCTTGGACGGCGACGAGACGTGCCGGGCCAACCTGCTCAATAACGCCAATATCGCCACCATCATTCGCGATGACGGCTACCGACTGTGGGGAAACCGCACCCTGTCGAGTGATGCCAAATGGGCGTTCGTCACCCGCGTGCGGACCATGGATATCGTCATGGACGCGATCCTGTACGGCCACAAGTGGGCCGTCGACCGCTCGATCACCGCGACCTATGTCAAGGACGTGACTGAAGGCCTGCAGGCGTTCATGCGCGACCTCAAGAACCAGGGCGCAATCATCAACTTCGAGGTCTACGCCGACACCGAGCTGAACACGGCCAGCCAGCTGGAGCAGGGCAAGGTGTACTGGAACATTCGCTTCACCGATGTCCCGCCTGCTGAAAACCCCAATTTCCGCGTAGAGGTCACCAACCAATGGCTGACCGAAGTTCTGTCGTCTGCCGCTTAAGGAGCGCATCGCATGGCAATGATTCCCGAAACCCTGGCAAACCTGAATCTGTTCGTCGATGGCGTCAGCTTTCAAGGTGACGTGCCAAGCCTGACCCTGCCCAAGCTCACGCTCAAGATGGAAGAGCACCGTGTGGGTGGCATGGATATGCCGGTCGAGATGGACCAAGGCATGGAGAAACAGGAGGCTGGCTTCACCACCACCGGGGTGCGGCGCGAAGCCCTGAAGTTTTTTGGCCTGGCTGACGGCAGCGCCTTCAACGGCACATTCCGGGGCGCCTTCAAGGGCCTGAAGGGCAGGGTCACTCCTGTTGTAGTCACACTGCGTGGCAGCCTCAAAGAGGTGGACATGGGTGACTGGAAGCCTGGCGATAAGGCCGAGATCAAGCACAACGTCGCCGTGACCTATTACAAGCTCGAAGTCGATGGCCGCTTGATCTACGAGATCGACGCCCTCGGCATGAAGCGCGTGATCAACGGCGTGGATCAACTGATGGCGCAACGTCAGGCCCTGGGCCTGTAACCCCTCTCTTTCAAATCAGGACTTATAACCATGGCTCTAAAAATCAAGACCCCTCCAACTTGGATGACCCTTCACGCCGACCGCGTTACGGTCAGGTTGAGCAAGCCTTCAGAGGCTAATGGTGTTCAGGTTGACCAGCTCTCGCTACGCGCCCCAACCGTGCGCGACATCCGCAGCGCTCAGGCTGGGAGCGGTGATGAAGAACAGCGCGAATTGAACCTGTTCGCGAGTCTCGCCGAGGTCGGTGTGAAGGATCTCGAAGGCCTGGCCCTGAAAGACTATACCCGCCTGCAGGCCGGTTATTTTCGTCTTCTGCAGGACGACGAGCTTTGACCCCCAGTTGCAGAAAAGGATGGCCAAACGTCTAGCCAAAGAGCTGGGCTTTTCGGCCGCTGAAATCACACTCATGCCCTGGTCGGACATGTGCTGGTGGCTCACGGATTGAGCTCAAGGGGGTAGTCGATGGCAGGCAAGCTGGCGTTATCGCTGGTAATCGGTGGCGCCGTCGCATCATCGATGGGCGCCGCGTTTAACACCGTCTCGGGTCATATCAATAAGCTCGAGGCTAAAGGCAACAAGGCCAAGGTGCTAAAAAGCACCATTGGCGACACCATCAAGCTGCGCGACGAGTGGAAGCGAGCACACGATACCGGAGCAGCCGGGGCCGATAAGCTGCAGCGCAAACTCGAAGGTAACCTGAATGCCCTGCGTAAGCAGGGCGTCGAGGTTGGTCGGCTCGGGCGTGAATATCAGCGCCTCGGCCGAGAAGCCAAGGCCGCCGATCTGCAGTTGAAAGGGCATCAACAGATCGGTGGTGGCAAATCTGCGCTCGCAACCAGCGTTCGCCAAGCCATTGTTGGCGGCGGGTTGACGGCGATTCCGACGACCATCAGTGCTGACTATCAGTCGATCATCCGTGACATTGCGATCAAGGCGGACGTGGCCAACACACCCGAGGAGGTGCAGCTCAGCCGCACTGTGATCAGCACTGCCAACGATACCGGCATGGCGCGCAATGACGTCGCTGATCTGATCAATCAACTGGTCGGCGCCGGCATGGAGTTGGACAACGCCATGGCGTATGCACCGACGGCGGCCAAGTTTGCCGTCGGCCAAGGATCCTCGGGCGTCGACACGGCTAGCATGATCATGGCCTTGCAGCAGAACGCCAAGATTACCGATCCCAAGGTGATGCAGCAGGCGCTGGAGGCCATTGCCTACCAAGGCCAGGCGGGCAGTTTTGAGGCCAGCGATATGGCTAAGTGGTTCCCACAGCTGCTGGCAGGGATGGAGAAGAACGGCATCACTGGCCTGGATTCGGTGTCATCGCTGGGCGCAATGCTGCAGGTCCAGATGAAGACTGCGGGCAGCTCGGATGAGGCGGCGAATAACTTCAAGAACTGGATGGAAAAGATTGGTTCTGGCGATGTGGTCAAGGCCTATGCGGATGCGGGCATCGACTATCAAGCCTCGCTGAACACTGGTCTGCAGAAGGGCATGAACGTTATCGAGTCGTCCATGGCCCTGGCGATGAAGTATGTGCAGGCGACGGACCCGGCGAAAGCCAAGAAGATGCAGGAAGCCCAGGCCAAGATCGACAAAGAGGCCGATCCAGTGAAGGCCAAGGCGGCGTTAGAGGCCTTGGAAAAAACCCTGCGTACAGGTGATCTGTTCGCAGACATGCAGGTTAAGGCCGCGCTGACTGCTTATGCGCAGAATCGGGGGCTCTACGACACGCTCAAAGCTGATTCGGTTGAGGCGGAAAAGGTCGCGGGCATCCTCGACAAGAACTTGGCTGAACGGCGTGAGACTTCCGCGCAGCGCTGGGCGGAGTTGGCCCAGGCCGCGAACGATTCCATGCGCAGTATCGGGGATGCCATTCGCCCGGCGACGGATGCTGCGGCTCAGGGCTTGACCTGGGTAGCACGGGGCATCACAGGTCTGTCGGACAAGCTCCCGATGGTGGTGCTGGGGGTCGCTGGAGTTACGGCCGCCGTGATTGGCCTTCTCACTGCGGCCAGCGCGGTCAAGGTCGGGCGCGGGGTATTCAACGTCGCTCGCGGGACTCTTATGGGGCGGCGTGGTGCGCGGGGTGCTGGTAGCGCGGTAGGTGATGTCGCGTTGCCCAAGACCGGCAACAAAGTGGTAGACGCAGGCCTGGGCGTGCTGGGTAAGGTCTTTGGTGCCCCGGCAAGCAACGATGCCGGCGCTGTCCTTGGCAACGACCCGCAGCGCGTTTTCGTGGTCAACGCCGATGCATTCGGTCGGATCGGCAGCAGTGTTGGCAACTCTGGTCCTGGTGAGCCTGCCCGGGGGCGCCGGGCTCGCCGTCGGCGCAATCGCCGTGCCGGAGCATCGGCCGGAGCACGGCGTCCTGCCGCTGCGCCGCGTGTTCCTGTCCGGGCGCCGGTGTCCTTGGCGCCGGGCGCAGGTTTGCCGACCGTGCCACCCGCTGCGGTGAGCGGTGGATTAGGTGACCTGGGTAAAACGGTGCGGGGTATTCGTGGGATGACCAAAATCGCCAAGCGTGTGCCTGGCGGTAATCTGCTGGATGCCGGTATCGGAGTTATTGATACCGCGTTGAACGCTGAGACCCAGGATGAAAAAGCCGAGGGGTACGGTGGCGCGGCTGGCGGTCTGGCTGGTGCGCTTGCAGGTGGGGCGGCGGGTGCAGCGATTGGCTCGGTGGTGCCTGTGATCGGCACAGTGATTGGTGGCGCCATCGGTGCTGCGCTGGGCGGTATGGGCGGGGAGTTCATGGGCGGTTTCCTCGGCAAGAAATGGTTCGGCGAGGACAAGCCCGAAGCGGTGGCAAGTAAGACACCGCCCGCGCCGGGCGATGTAGTGCGCGAGATAGTCCAGGCGACCCCGCCCGCGCCAAGTGTGCCGGAGATCGCCAAGGCCGCGGCGCCCAAGACCGAAGCACCGAAGATCGATCAGTCGTTTGCCTATTCCCCTAGCATGTCGTTCACGATTGAGGGGGATGCCCGAGATCCTGACCGGCTCTTTGGCCTGCTGGAGTCCCGCTTGCGTGGCAGTTGGGAGCAGTGGGAGCGCGAGCGGTCGTCCCGTCAGGCCGCCACGCAATTGTTCGATGCTGCTCACGTCTAAGGAGGTGCCATGGCCTACATGGAGGCAATGAAATCAGCGTTGTCATCACTGATTGCGGCGGGGGAGGCTGGGCGGACCAGTCTCGATGGGATGTTGGGACCGCTCAATGGGGCGATCAGCGATATGTCCGGAGCGGCGGCTGAGCTTGAAGGTGTGCCCTTCATCGGGCCTGCCGTCGGTGCCAAGCTGCAACGTACCATGCGGGCGATCAATGCAGCGCAGTCCACCGTCGGGGGGGTGGCCTCGACCTACGGTCGGGCTGTCACTGCTGCAGGTCAGGTGCAGGATCGCCTAGGGTCGCTCAAGGAACAGGCCAGCAAGGCGGGTGCGGCTATCAACCGCATCGCAGGCCAAGTCAGCCCGGCCTTGGGCAATATCCTGCCAACGGGGGCTCTAGGTCCAGGGTCCACTCCTGCGGCCGAGGCGGTAAAGCCTTTTCCGCATCTGCTGATCCTGCAGCCGCTCGAGCCGAACGCGAAGCCCTATTACTTCAACTTGGATACAGCAGCCTTCGACGAGCTGCGTCGGCAGACGGGTTTTCGTTGGGCTGGCCAGGAGCGTCTGACCCGTGACATCGCGCAGCAGGCGGTTGGCCAGGGCGAGGACAAGCTGACCATTAAGGGCGTGATTTTTCCAGCCTTCAAAGGCGGCATCGCCCAGTTGGACACGCTGCGCGGCATTGGCCGGAAGTTGGGACCGGTGAGCCTGGTGACCGGTTTCGGTGCGGTGCTGGGTACTTGGTGCTTGACCAGCGTGGAAGAAGAGCAGTCCGTGCTGCTCGCCGGTGGGATCCCCCGCAAACAATCGTTCTCTTTGGAGTTTGTGAAATATGGCGACGACCTGCAGAACGTCTGAGGGGGATCTGCTGGACACTTTGTGCCAGCACTATTACGGCCATCTGACCGGCACGGTGGAAGCGGTTCTGGAGGCGAACCAAGGATTGGCAGATGAGCCGCAGCCCTATCGGGCGGGCCTGCTGATCACCTTGCCGGATCTGCCGGCGCCAGAGATCGAGTCCGTCATGTTGTGGGATTGAGATCCCGCAAATCCTATACCGAGCCCCGCCTAGTGCGGGGTTCTTCATATCTGGAGCATGCATGAAACCGACGTTTCGAATCGTCGCTGATGGAAAGGACATCACGACCTTGATCAACGACCGGCTGATACTGCTGCGCACCTCGGATAAGCCCGGCATGGACTCCGATGAATTCGAATTGCGCATCGATGACCGTGAACAGTTGGTAACGCTGCCCAAGCGTGGGGCCAAGATCGAGGTTTACCTGGGCTATTCGGATCAGTCCTTGGCGCGGTTGGGCAGTTACACCGTGGACGAGATGGAAGTGACCGGGCCTCCTGACACGCTCACGATTCGAGGTAAAGCCAGCGACATGCGCGGTACCGGCAAGACCACGCGCAGCGGAAGCTGGGAGAACGTGCCGCTCGCTCAGATCGTGCGCGACGTGGCTGCCCGTAACGGCTGGACGCCGGTCTGTTCAGTTCAGACCAAAGTCCCCCGGATCGATCAGGTCAACGAGTCCGACTTTAACTTCATCACCCGCCTGGCCAAGCAGTACGACTGCACCGCCAAGGTGGCCGACGCCAAGCTGCTAGTCATGCCCAAGGAGGGCAATCAGACGGCCAGCGGTAAGGCACTGTCGGTAATCACGCTCTCGCGACCAGACGTCAGTCGCTATTCGTTCAGGCTTGGTGATCGAGGTGCACAGAAGGCGGTCAAGACCAAGCATCAGGACAAAAGCACTGGCGAGCTGAAGGTGGTCGAGTTGGGGAACGACGAAGCGCCTGACGGCCTTCCTGGCGTGCATACAGATCGTCACATCTACCCCAACAAATCGGCGGCTGAGCAAGCCGCCAAGGCGAGGCTAGCGGCGTTCAACCGCAGTACTGCCGGTGTGCGCTTCGAGATGGTCGGCCGCACCGACATGTTTGCCGAACGCCGCATCAATGCCCAGGGCTTCAAGTCAGGCCTCGACGGCGACTATCTGGTCGACAGCGTGGAACAGGTATTCACCCAGTCCGGCTGGTCCACCACCGTCGAGTGCAATGGCGGCAAGAAAGGCAAGGCCAAGGCCGTGGGCAAGAAGAAAAAGAAAACAGACAAGCCGCTCAGAGTTGAGCAGTTGTAACCACCTCACAACAATGGAGAAGGCAATGAGCATAACGGTCCAACAACTACAGCAGATCCTTCCACACGCCGGCCGCCAAGCCGGCGTTTTTGTTCCTGGACTCAACGCCACGATGGGCAAGTACGCGATCATCACGCCTCTGCGCATGGCGGCTTTCATCGCCCAGGTTGGCCACGAGTCTGGTCAATTGCGCTTCGTGCGTGAGCTGGGCGGCGATCAATACCTGTCGAAGTACGACACTGGCCGTTTGGCCCAGCGCCTGGGTAACACGCCCGAGGCAGACGGAGATGGCCAGAAGTACCGTGGGCGGGGCTTGATTCAGGTGACTGGGCGAGCCAACTACGAAGCCTGCAGCCAGGCGCTGTTCGGTGACAGCCGATTGCTTTCGACGCCGGAGCTACTTGAGCACCCGGTCTACGCCTCAATGTCGGCGGGCTGGTATTGGCAAAAGACGGGCCTCAACAGCCTCGCTGACAAAGGCGACTTCCTTGCCATCACGAAGAAGATCAACGGCGGTACCAACGGCCTGGAGGATCGCCAGGCGCTCTACAAGCGGGCGCTGGAGGTCCTGCAATGAATGCCGTGGGTTGGCGCCTTGCGGTGCTCGCCCTGCTGCTCGGCCTAGTTTTGGGTGGCCGTGGAGCGTGGTTGTGGCAAGCGAACGACTATGGCAGGCGGCTTTCCGATCAGGCTGCGGACTACGACCGGCAGTTGGCAGCGAAAGATCGAGCACATGGCCGCGAGCGCGAGGCTGCGGCTGCGGCTGCGCTCGACCAATTGGCGGCACAGCAAGATGCCAGGCGCGACTTCGAGGACCGCCTTCAGGAGCAGGCACAAACACACTGGAAGGAGATGAGCGATGCTCAACAAACTCAGGCTCGCCTGCGGGACCGGCTTGCTACTGCTGACCTGCGGCTGTCAGTACTTGTCGACGCCGGAGCCATTGCCCCCCAGGGTTGTGACGGTGGGGTGCGAGAAACCCCCGGCGCCGGAAGCGTGGTACATGGCTCCATACGAGCCTACCTTGAGCCAGCGCATGCTCAACGAATTATCGTCATCACCGACGAAGGTGACCGAGGACTGATTGCGCTGAAGGCCTGCCAGGCCTACGTGCGCCAAGTCACCCAGTGAAAGGAGCGAGCCGGGTGGGTGCGTCAACACCCAGCCCGGCCCGCCGAACCCGCAGACCATTCCTGCAAGTCCAGCCTGGGCTCCTGCTCTGTGCACAAAGCGCGGCGAGCCTAACACCTGTTTATTCATACAGTAAAGACTTGCGAACCTATGACCTCTCCAATTATTCCCTGGATGGGTGGCAAACGCCGCCTGGCCGACCGCCTGATCCCTCTCTTCCCTCCTCATGAATGCTACGTCGAAGTCTTCGCTGGGGGCGCTGCATTGTTTTTCATGCGCCCCCAGCCTGCGCCGGTCGAGGTGCTCAACGATCTAAACGGTGACCTGGTCACGCTTTATCGAGTGGTCCAAAACCATCTTGAAGAGTTCGTGCGCCAGTTCAAGTGGGCGCTCAGCTCGCGGCAGATCTTCGAGTGGCAGAAGATGACCCGCCCCGAGACGCTGACCGATATCCAGCGCGCTGCACGGTTCTTCTACCTCCAGCAGCATGCTTTCGGTGGTAAGGTCACCGGGCAGACGTTCGGTACCGCTACCACTGGGCCCGCGATCAATCTGCTGCGCATCGAGGAGAACCTGTCAGCTGCGTGGCAGCGCCTCGCTGGCACCTACGTCGAGAACCTCTCCTGGCTCGATTGCGCCGAACGCTATGATCGTGCACATACGTTTTTCTACATGGACCCGCCCTACTGGCAGACCGCCGGCTATGGGCTCGACTTTCCATTCGAGCAGTACGAGCGCATGGCTGACTTCATGCGACGCTGCAAGGGCAGGGTGATGGTGAGCATCAACGATCACCCGGACATCCGCAGGGCGTTCGATGGTTTCCACTTCGAAAGCCTGGATATCCGATACAGCAACACGAACCAACGGCAGTGCAAAGCTGAGGTGACGGGTGAGTTGGTGATCATGAACTGGCAGCCTGCCGGTCTTGGGCAACTGTTTTAACTCCATGGGGTGCACCCCGAAAATTGAAGCAAGAGGTTGTTGATAAATTTGATTAACTCAAGTGCGATCTCTGCGTAGACTTGAATCATGTGTCTTTCTCCGGGCGATAGGATGCGGCGTCGCATTCAGGTGGCGTCGACTTTTTGATGTGCTTACGGCGAATTAGATATTCTTCTTATTAGAAATTTTCGTCAATAGGGTGGTGTTGAATGATGGTCGGTGTAGGTAGGGGGTATTCGCTGTAGCCCTTTGTGAATGCGGGTTTGCGCGGATTGAAAAAATAATCTTCCATCATGTGCCGGTGCGATGCATACCCTTAAATACCGGGTTTAAATTTGTTTGGAAGCTGCTTTAAGTTCTTTAGATTTTGGATCGCACGAACAAAGCGAAGAGGTTTAGGTTTTGGATCGTACGATCCAAACGAAGAAGTTTAAGTTTTGGATCGTACGATCCAAGCGAAGAAGTTTAGGTTTTGGATCGTACGATCCAAACGAAGAGGTTTAGGTTTGGCATCGAACTAACCAAACGAAGAAGTTTTGGTTTTGGATCGTACGATCCAAACGAAGAGGTTTAGGTTTGGGATCGAACGAACCAAACGAAGAAGTTTTGGTTTTGGATCGTACGATCCAAACGAAGAGGTTTAGGTTTGGGATCGAACGAACCAAACGAAGAAGATCAGGTTTTGGATCGTACGAACCAAGCGAAGAAATTTAGGTTTTGGATCGTACGAACCAAACGAGGAGGTTTAGGTTTTGGATCGTACGAACCAAACGAGGAGGTTTAGGTTTTGGATCGTACGAACCAAGCGAAGAAATCTAGGTGTTTAGACCGTGCCAGGCGAACGAAGACTTTAGATTGTTGGGTTGTACGAGCCTTGTCATGAGGCATTCTTAGGCGTTGATCTTTGATTGAATTAGGTTTTCGCCCTGATTCCTGACATTGCCAACCTCCTTGCTAACTGGGTACCACTTGAAGTCGGCAGCTGGCCGGCAGCCTGTACGAACGATCTCTGCGGCTCGTTCGGGCGTGGTGGCTTGGGCAAGCCACTCGCGGGCTAGCGCAGGTGTGAGAACAAGCGGCTTGCGGTCGTGGATATCGACAAGCCCCTGATCAGCGGCAGCGGTGATGATGACGAAGCCATCCCGGTCATCTGGTTCTAGACCAGGGTGGACTTCGGCCAGCGCCGCGAAATACAAGGGCTCGTCATTTGCGGCAGTGATGTAGTAGGGCTGCTTGCGTTTCGGGTCAGCGGGATCTGGCATCCACTCAAACCAGCCATTCGCAGGCGCCAAAGCCCGGCCTCCCGGCCACAGCGTTTTGAAGAACTTCCCCGTCATTACCGTCTCGGCCCGTGCATTGATCGGGTCGGGACGCTTCGCCTTCGCCCAAAAGGGCGCCCATCCCCATTTCACTCGATCTACGCTCACCCCTCCGTCGACTGGTCGAATCAGCTCGACTTGGGTGGAGGGCGCGACGTTGTAGCGGTTGATTCGCTCATGGTCGTAGCCATCGATCACCACCAGGTCCAGCGACAATTGCTGGAGATAGTGGTCCATGCTTTCGTAGATCGAGTACCGCCCACACATAACTCACCTCAAGCGCTCGTCGGTTGCTTCGCATCCGACCATTGACGTAGGAACAATCTGACAGTTAACTGTATGTATATACAGTTTGCTTCGGACCGTTTCCTCATGACAATCACCTTCCTAGGTACACCGACGGGCGGCCCGGCGTTGCTGCCCGTGTATTCCTTCCGCGTGCCGGCTGGGTTTCCCTCGCCGGCTGCAGACCACCTTGAGCGACATATTTCCCTCGATGAGCTGTTCGATCTCCGTGCGCCCCATGTCTACCTGGTTCAGGTCGAAGGGGACAGCATGCAGGGCGCAGGGATCTATTCGGGTGATCTACTGATCGTAGACCGTAGCAGTGAGGCTGAGCATGGCGACATCGTGATCGCAGCCATCAATGCTGAGCCGGTGTGCAAGCGGTTGTATCGCCGTAACGGCGTGCTGATCCTGCAGTCGGAGAATCCCGCCTATCCGCCTCGCCATGTCATGGAAGGCGACGACCTGGTGATTTGGGGCATAGTTCGCTACAGCGTGCGCGACCATGCCCAATGACCAAGTGTTCGCCCTCATCGACTGTAACTCGTTCTATGCGAGCTGCGAGCGCGTCTTTCGGCCTGATCTGGCCAAGACGCCGATAGTCGTCCTGAGCAACAACGACGGCTGTGTGATCGCCAGATCCTACGATGCCAAGCCGTTCGTAAAAATGGGTGAGCCTTACTTTCAGGCCAAAGACAAGCTGCGTCGGCATGGCATCGTGGCGTTCTCCTCGAACTACGCGCTGTATGGCGACATGAGCGAGCGCGTCATGTCACTGATCGAAGCGATGGTGCCGGCTGCTGAGGTGTATTCGATCGATGAGTCCTTCGCCGACCTCACCGGCATCCCAGGCAATCTGACCCAGTTCGGCCGTGACCTGCGCGCCAAGATCCTCAGATGCACCGGCATTCCGGTAGGCGTTGGGATCGCCCGTACCAAGACCTTGGCGAAGCTGGCCAACCACACCGCGAAACGTCTCCAGGCGCAGACCGGAGGAGTGGTCGATATCTGTGACTCCTTCAAGCGCGACTGGGTGTTGCGTAATACCGAGGTCAAGGAAGTGTGGGGGATTGGTAGGCGGATGACCGCGCACCTTGAGGCCATGGGGATCCGCACGGCGATGGACCTTGCCCAAGCTGACCCGTGGACGCTTCGCCAGAAGTTCAGCGTTGTGGTCGAGAAGACGGCCAGGGAGCTCGCCGGCACCCCTTGCCTCGAGCTCGAGGAGGATGACCCGCCGAAGCAGGAGATCTGCTGCAGCCGGATGTTCGGCAAGCGCCTGACCGAGATCGCACCCATCAAGCAGGCGGTGGCCGCCTACGCCGGGCGCGCAGCGGAAAAGCTTCGTGCTCAGGGGTCGGTATGCAAGCGCATCCGGGTGAGCATCCGCACCGGCATGTTTAACCCCGATGAGGCTCGCTATGCGCAGGGAGCGTTGGTCGAGTTGCCATATCCCACCAATGACACGCTGCTGCTCACGCGGGCGGCTACCGAGGCAGTTGAGCGGATCTACCGTCCTGGTTTCCGATACAGCAAGGCAGAGGTGCTGCTGCTGGATCTGCGGCAGCCCGGTGAGTTTACTGATGATCTGTTTGCGGTCACGCAGCCGGTGGCCTGTGACCGGCTGATGGCGGTGCTGGACCAGATTAACGGAAAGTATGGAACAGGCACGATGCACACAGCAACCGTCCCCCGCACCCCCGACTGGGGGATGCGCCGGGAAATGATGAGCCACTCCTACACAACCCGCATTGATCAGCTGTGGAAGGTTCGTTGATCTGGTAACTCGATCAAATGGTAGGCATTCCTGGTGTTAGGCTGGGCGTGGCTCCTAGGCAGTTGCGACGCGCCTAGCGAAGAACCTCGACCCCTTGGCCGCCAGCGCTGGTCTTAACACTCCAGCGGATTAGCCGTGGTAACTCAGCCCGGCTCGGCCTGTCGGGCCGGAGCGAGAAGTAGGCTGTACCGTCTAGGCAGAACCAATGACAAACTATGAATCTGAAGTGCGAATTAGTTCATATTCATCAAGGGTACTGAGCGTATACTGGATACTCCAAGAGCTGTCCCTTTCTCGCTTCCGATAACCAGCTGATGGCATGCTCAATTTCGTGTTCTGCGATTATCTTTTCTGCTAGCGAAGCATGGCCCAGTATGTAAAGCGATTGGATTAGATGATAAATAAAGTTCGCCTTTTCAAAAATATGCCGTAATTCGTTTGTCAATTCTTCCGGGCTGTTGTTTGCAATTATGCTCATCTCGCGAAGGTTTTGGTCATAGATTTTTGTGTAGTATTCTGAGAAGCGGAAGTCATAAGCGAAATAAAATAAAGCATGAAGTCCTGCAGTTGATTCTGGTGTCGCAATGTGCTCAATAGATTTCCAGTCAGCTCTTGGGCGGCGTAGAAATTCCGCAAGATTGGCGCTTGAGAGTAAACTGGTGTCCTCTTCATCTTGCTCTGGTCGAGGGTGCTGTTTTAGGTCTGCATTATCTACCATCCATGCCGCTACAAAAAGTTCAATCTGCTCGGCGCGTATACCCAGTAGAGGCTTTTCTATACCAATTAGCTGAGAAAGAAAGTAGTCGTTTTCAATGAGATTTATAGCTTTGGTGAGCTGATTGCTTGAAAGTGAAAACTCTTCTCTGAGCTGTGTCTTAATATCATTAAATGTTCGGTTGCTCCAGTCTTCTCGCTTAGGCAGCTTACGGGCTATTGCGAAAATTATGTTGCGCTGGATTTCTTTGAGGTTTGAGTGGTTGTACTCTTCTATTAGCCATTCATAGAGATTCAAGAGGTCTTCTAAACCTTTTTCAAGCTCAGTGAAATTGTGGAGTAGAACGGCGAAATTTATGAGGGAGACATCTGCTAGGTGTTTTACAGATTTTGTGTTAAACGGATATCGAAATGTTTGGCCGGTGGGGTCTACGTCGGCGATATCAGTAATGGTGTCGTTAACTTGTGACGCTATTCTCAGGAAGCGATTGTCGATTCGGGCTGATTCGGTTCTAAAGAATGACCAGAGTTTGTTGAGGTCGTGCGTGTCTTTTAAGTTAAATGGCAAGCGCTCACCCTTTAGTGTGGCGAGTATTTGTAGTGATTCAATTGCTCCTTTTAGTCGGAGCTCAATTGAATGTCGCATGTTGAAGCATATCGGATAAACAAACTCATCAGTTGTTAAGGTTGTAGAGTGATTCTCCAGTACGATTGTGGTTAGTATGTTTGCGGCTTTGGAGAAGCCGCGAGCGTACTCAACATAGCTCGGACTTCCATTGTCTCCTACGCATGCATTGGCCCAAGTGGGGGCGGCGCCACGGAATGTGAGGTTTTGTCTAGTCAT